CCGATCACGCCCCTGCAGCGGGCGATCGTTGCTCGCTTGCGCGCCGACACGACGCTCGCCTCCCTGCTCGCGCCCATCAAAGACGTCACGCCGGCAACGCCGGCCGTCGTCGATCAGGCGCCCGAAGGGCAAGCGAAGCCGTACGTGCGCATCGGCGACCACCTCTCGATCCCCGACAACGATCAAACCTCGTTCGGGCGCGAGATCACCGAGACGTTGCACGTGTGGACGTACACCCGCAGCAGCAAGCCCGGGCAGGACATCGCCAACGCGATCACGTCATCGCTCGACCACAAGGTCGCCGAGATCTCGGCGCTGCTCGCAGCGGACGGGCACAAGTGCGTGACCATCCGCCAGGAATTTGATCAGGCACTCGAGGACCCTGACCCGCAGATACGTCACCACGTCGTACGATTTCGCATACAGACGCAGCAGCTCACGTAAGGGAGGCGACCGCGCATGTCGGGTCGCGATGCTTTCGGTACTCTATTCCAGCGCGCCACCACGCTCACCCCGGGCACGGTTTACGCGACGATCGCCAACGTCACGAACATCAAGGGGCCGGACCGCAAGCGCGAGACGATCGACGTTACCGCGCACGACTCGCCCGATCAGTGGATGGAATTCATTGGCGGTCTCAAGGATGGCGGCGAGGTTCAGCTCGACATCAATTACGACCCCGCTGAGGCGACGCACGACCTCGACGACGACTTCGACGACACCGATCCGCGGAACTACCGGGTAGTACTCCTGCCCGACACCGCGGACGAGTGGACGTGGACCCTTCGCGGGATCATGACCAACCTCGGTGATGAGTTCGCGTATGACGACAAAATGACCCGCAGCCTTACGATCAAGGTCACGGGCAAGCCGACGCTCGCGCAGACCGGTAGCTAGGCACACAGGGAGAGACGACAGAATGACTGATCAGAACGTGACCGACTCGGACGCCGCGGTCGAGGATTTCCTCGGCCGCGATGCGATCATCGACGCCGACGACCGGAAGTACGAGGTCGTCGACTGTCCGGAGTGGGGCGGGAAGGTGCGCGTACGCAACCTCTCCGGTGCGCAGCGGGACGCGTACGAGGAATCGATTATCAAGACCAACGGCAATAGCCGGAGCGTGAACCTGCAGAACGCCCGCGCGAAGATGGTCGTTCTCACGGTCGTCGACAAGAGCGGCACCCCGGTCTTCACGAGCGACGACGTGCGCGCGCTCGGACGCAAGAGCGCGGCGCCGATCGAGCGGATCTTCGACGCCGCGCGGCGACTGAGCGGCATGAGCGAGCAGGATGTGGAGAAGCTCGCCGAAAATTTCGGCAACGACCCGAGCGACGGAGGTACTTCCGACTAGCGCTCGCGCTCGGGTGCACGGTCGAGGAACTGCTCGAGCGGGTCACGTCGCGTGAGCTGACAGAGTGGGAGGCGTACGAGGCGGTAACCGGGCCGATCGGCGACGAGCGCCTCGATAATTTGTTCGCGATGCTCATGTCGACGATCGCGAACGTGAACCGCGGGAAGGCGCAACGGCCCTACCGGGCCGACGAGTTCCTGCCGAAGTGGCAAGCGGTACGGGCTGCTCAGGGTCAAGGCGAAGCGGCCGGCGCCGAGCAGATGCTTCGAACGGTTCGACGGCTACACAAGGCGATGGGAGGGGGTTAGCGTGTCGACTCTTGCCGACCTGCTGATTGAGATCGGCATCGACGTCGACGACGTTAAGAAGGGCGCCAAGGCGGTCGGCACGGACCTCACGAAGGCGTTCAACAAACTCGACGACGTTGCCGGCAAGGCGATCCGCGGGCTCGCGGGCGTCTCGGCAGTCGTCCCCCTCGCCGCCGGCGCAACGGCCGGCATCATCAGTCTCGGGACGGCGCTCGCGGGGGCGGGCGCCGCTCTCGGCGTGTTCGGCGCCGTCACTAAGACGGCCGTCACGGACGTGACCGAGGCCGCGACGAAGGTCACCGACCTCAGCGACAAGATCGCGCTCTACAAGACCGAGGCGAAGCTCGCCGCGAAGGCGGGGCAGGACAACTCGAAGTACCTCAAGAAGCAAGCCGAGGCGACCCTCGAGCTGCAGGCGCGATTGAAGAATCTCCCCCCTGCCACCCGTACCGCGACCATGGCGTTTATCCAGCTGAAATCGGATTGGCAAGATTTCGTCGAGACCAACAAACCCGCCGTATTCGGCATCCTGACTCGCGGATACAAGCTGATCGGTAGCGCGGTACTGAAGTTGCAACCGCTCTTCGATATCGGCGAGAAGGCCGTCTCGCGCCTCCTGAGCGCCATCGAGAAGGGTGCTCAGGGCGGGTTCATCGAACGCATGGTCGCGCGTGCCGGCCCGGCGATGGACTCGCTCACGGGCATCGTGCTCAACCTCGGCAAGACGTTCGCCAACATCTTCGGCCGCTTCGGCGACGCGCAGGGGCAGGGCATCCTTAAGTGGCTCGACGACGTGACCGCCAAGTGGGCGGCATTCACGAGTGAGACCGGCAAGGATGCGGGCTTCACGAAGGTCATCGCGTACATGCAAGCCCAGGGCCCGCGGCTCGTCACGATGCTCGGGCAGATCGCCACGGCCGCCGTGCACATCGCGCAGGCGGTCGCGCCACTCGCGCCCATCACGGGCGCCGTTGCCGGCGCCCTGGCTCGTCTCGTGGCGGCCGTGCCCCCGTCTTGGATCACGGCGATCGTCGCTGGTTTCCTGGCGTACAACGCGGCGCTCAAGGTGTACAACGTGATCGCCGCCATCGCCGAGGCGCGCACCAAAGCGGCGGCCGTCGCGCAGGTCGCATGGAAGATCGCGCTCGGCGCTTCGAACTTCGTGCTCGCCTCGGCGCAGATCGCGGTCTACCTCGCGAAGGTCATCGCCGTTCGCGCGGCGACCGGGCTCGCCGCGGCAGCGCAGCTTCTGTACAACGGCGCGATCGTCGCCGCCAACTTCGTCGCCGCTACTGCTCAGATCGCCGCCTACTTGATCAAGCAAGGCGCGGTCGCGGTCGCGACGAAGGCATGGGCCGCTGCTCAGTGGTTGCTCAACATCGCGATGGATGCCAACCCGATCGGTTTGATCATCCTCGCCGTCGCCGCGCTCGTCGGCGTGATCTACCTGCTTTGGACTCATAGCGAGGCGTTCCGGAAGTTTTGGATCGCCGCATGGGACGTCATCAAGCAGGCGGCCGTCGTCGCGTGGAACTGGATCAAGCAGGCCGCGGTCGTCGTCTTCAATTGGCTACTCGGCGCGATCAAGCGCTATATCTCGGTATACGTCGGCGCGTGGCGATTGATCTCGGGCGCTGCGGTCACGGCGTGGAATTGGATCAAGTCGAAGGGCGTTGCGTTTTTCAATTGGATAATGGGCATGCCCGCGAAGGTCCGCGCGAAGCTCTCGTCGATGTGGGACGGGCTAAAATCCGGTTTCCGCTCGGCAATCAATTGGGTCATCGGCAAGTGGAATAGCTTGCATTTCTCGATTCCGTCATTCTCCGTGCTCGGGCACACGTTCGGCGGGGGGACGATCGGTGTGCCGAGCATCCCGCAGCTTGCGCACGGCGGCATCGTTCCCGCGACCCCGGGCGGCCGGCTCGTCAACGTCGCCGAAGGGGGCGAAGCCGAGGCGGTCGCGCCGATCTCGCAGCTTCCGAACCTTGCCGGCCGCGGCGATGAGCGCCCCATCATCGTGCAGATAACCCCGGGCGGCGAGCAGGAATTTAGGCGCTGGATCCGCAAGTCCTTCCGCGTCAAGAACGGCGGTAACGGGCAGGTGGTACTCGCGTGAGCAGTGACCCCCGAGTCAGCACAGCGATCGAGATCGCTCCCGGGGCAAACCCTGCGGGTGATCCGTCGTTGTGGCAATGGGTCGACGCCGGCAAGCGGCGCCGGAAGGCCGACATCGTCATCACCGCCGGCCGCGACGATGAGGCGAACGAGGTCGAGGCTGGCTCGCTTTCGACCCTGATGGACAACCGCGACGGTCGCCTCTCGCCGCGCAACGCTATGGGCGCCTACTTCGGGCAGATCGGCCGCGGCACGCCGGCGCGCGTCACCATGCCGCGGGTCGATGACCCGTTCACGCGAACCGTAGCGTCCGGGTGGGGGTCGACCCCCGAAGGGTTCGCATGGACCGTGAGCAACGGCACGGCGGCCGTCGACGGCACGCAGGCGACGATCGTGCTCGCGACCAACAATGCGTGCCGCAACGTCGTCGTCGACGCCGGCTCGCCGGACGTCGAGATCGTATGGTCGACGACGCTCGACGTCATGCCGACCGGGGCCTCATTCGTCTCGGCCGCGCTGCTGCGGCACACGGACGCGAGCAACCTCGTGCGGGCTCACGTCGAGCTGCAGGCGGCCGGCACGGTCGCCGTCAAGGTTCAGAGGGTGTACAAGGGCGCTCAGTCCGATCGCTTGGCGCTTACCGCGACCTCGGTCACGTACTCGGCCGGCACGAAGGTTTGGGGCAAGGCCCGGGCGGACGGCCCGTACATCATGGTCAAGACGTGGACCGGGGCGCTCTCCGACGAGCCGGACACGTGGCAGGGTGTCACGACCGACAGTTCCGTCGAGGGCGTCGGCACAGGTTGGTTCGGCTGGCGGATCAATACGAACGCCGGCACGTACACGGCGAAGGTTGACGACTTCACGCTCGTCAACCTGCTGTGGTCTGGCAACGTGCCCGAGTGGGCGCCCAAATGGCCGGAGAAGAGCGGCAAAGACTCGACCATGCCGCTCGTCGGGGCAGGCATCATCCGTCGCCTCTCGACCGGTACGAGCCCGGTCAACTCGCCACTCCTAAGCCATCTCAGCGCACAGAGCCCGTTCACGTACTACCCCTGCGAGGAGGAAAGCGGTGCGCAGCACCTCCTGTCGACCGACGGCGATATCGCCATCACGTCAGGCGTGACCTTCGCTGCGGTCGACACCTTGGCTGGCTCGGCGCCCGTGCCGACGATGGACACGCCCGCCACGGGAAACATCCAGTTCAACATCCGCAGTACGCCGACCCCGGACGGCTTCGCGGCCCTGTGGTTTTTCAAGATGGACTCGCTCCCCGCGGTCCCGACGCAGATGATCTACCTCCGGTGTACGGGCACGATGCGCGTATTCAGCCTGATTGTCGATGCGACATCCTTGACGTGGGATGCGGCCGACTCGTCGGGAGCGTCGATCGCGGGTGCCGGCGCCGCTTGGGCGGTCGACCCAACGCAGTGGATCGCCATGCAACTCGAGACGAACGTCTCGGGAGGTACCGTCTCGGTCGCGCTGCTCTGGCATCAAATCGGCGAGGTCGACTACTGGGCGTCGACCGACACGTACGCGGGCACGTCCACTAAGCCCGACTATTTCTCGATCATTCCGGTATCCGACAATATGGCCGTTGCCCACCTGTGGTTTGGCGACAACGACCTTCCATTCGTCGACGGCACGTTTACGCTCGTCGCCGACGGCTACGCCACCGAGACCGCTTCCGCGCGCTTCGCGCGACTGTGCGGCGAGAACAACGTGCCGTCGTACGTGCTCGACGGCGACTCGGAACCGATGGGTAGGCAGCGCCCTGGGAAGCTCGTAGACCTGCTGCGCGAGTGCGAGGAAGCCGATCAGGGAGTGCTCTGCGAGCGGGGCAATGCGCTCATGTACATCCCGCGCACTCGCCGGTACAACATGCCCGTTGCGCTCGCGCTCGACTGGGCGCTCGGTCACCTCGATGAGGCACCCGAACCGACCGACGACGACCAGCGCTTTCGGAACAAATGGAAGCTCAGCAGGACCGGGGGCGCGCAAAACGTCACGGTCGAGGATGCCGCCTCGATCGCGAAGACGGGCACACTCGACGACTCGGCCGAGCTCAACATCGCTAGTGACGGCCGCCTCATTGACTTCGCCTCATGGATGCTCAACCAGAGCACGGCAGATTTCCTCCGTTGGCCACGGGTCAAGATCAATCTGATTGCTCACCCCGAGTTCGCCCCGGGGTGGCTCGCTTGCCGTATCGGCTCGCGCATCACGATCGCCAACCCGCCGAGCGCGCAGCTCGCGGGGCAGACCATCGACCTCATCATCGAGGGTTTCACCGAGACCCTGAACCTCGACAAATGGGACGTCGAGCTCGCCTGCTCACCCGCGGAACTGCTGCAGGTCGGCGAGTGGGACTCGGCCACGAGTCTGTGGGACGCGAAGAGCTCTTACGTAATCAGCGCGGCGACGTCGGCCGGCACGTCGCTTAAGCTTGGCACCAAAAAGATCAAATGGTCGACGACCGCAACGCCCGATCTCATGCTGAGCACGGGCGAGGTCGTCACGGTCACCACGATGGGCGCTCGAAGCAGCGATACGAAGCTCATTTCCGGCGCCTTCGAGAACACGTCGGACATCACCGATTGGGGCCTCAACGCGAATTGCACGCTCGCGCGCTCGGGCACCTTCGCGCACGGCGGGTCATTCTCCGGTCTCATGACCGTCACGGGGTCGCCGACGCAGGCGTACATCCGGCCGTCATTGGCCAATTCCCCCGGGGTCGTTCCGGGCGCGACGTACACGCTCGGCGTATGGGTGCGCTCGACCGCGCTGCTCACTGACGTTCGCGCCACCATCGATTGGTACGACGCGAACGGGGACTACCTCTCGACCGACGATTCCGGTCTCGCCTCGCTCGCCTCGGGAAGCTTCGTGCAGCGGACCGTTACCGCGACCGCCCCGGACGACGCCGCATTCCTCGGGTACGGCCCGAGCGTCCGCGCGTCGCCGACGGCCGGCACGGTCTTGTACGTCGATGACGTGACCATCACGACCGACGCCGGCATTCAAGACGCTACGGTCGCAAGAGCAATCAACGGGGTCGCGAAGGCGATCCCCGCGGGCACCACAGTGCACGCGAAAAGCGCTGGAAGGTGGGCACTCTGACATGGGACTGATCGACGCAGGCGACCCGACGTTCGCCGATAACGCAATGTCGGCCGCCGCGCCGGACATCCAAATCTTCACGACGAGCGGCGCGGGCACGTGGACGAAGCCCGCCGGCGCCAAGCTCGTGCACGTCGAAGTGATCGGTGCCGGGGGCGCGGGTGGCGGAGCGGGCGCTACGGGCGCCTCACAGTGGTCGCACGGGGACGGCGGCGGTAGCGGCGAGTACGCGTCCGATTGGATCGACGCCGACGATCTCGGCTCGACGGAATCGCTCTCCGTCGGCGCCGGGGGTACGGGCGGCACGGGGGCCGGCCCGAACGGCGGCACTAGCAGCTTCGGCACCACGCCGCTTATCACTGCAGGCGGAGGCGGAGGCGGGGCGGTTCGTGCGGCGACCTCGACGATCGGGCAACTCTCGGCGAACACTTCGTCGCGCCAGGGCGGCACGGGCGGCACGGGCGGCACGTTCCGCGTCCCTGGCCGCGCGGGTGGCTCGGGGCACGGATTCTTTTCGACGGCCGGAGGGCAGCGCGGCGGCGACGGTGGCGCTTCCATCATCGGGGGGTCGGCCTACGGGAACACGAGCGGTGCGGGGCAGTCTGGCAAGGTGTACGGGGGAGGCGGTAGCGGCGCGTCACAGATCGCGTCGAGCTCGGCCCTCAATGGCGGCAACGGGAACAACGGCGCGATCATCGTGACGAGCTTCCTCTAGACCTGCCGCGCAGTACGCTCGAGGTATGGCTGATTGGGTGCTCATACCCTGCTTGAAGACGCTCTTCGCTGAGTTCGATCGGATCGCTCCGAACCGCGATCATGCGTCGGACGGTAGCAAGGGTGACGACGCACACTCGAAAGAGTCATCGGACCACAACCCGGACGAGACGGGCAAGGTTCCGATTCACGACGCGGACGGCGTTAATGAGGTTCACGCGATCGACGTCGACAACGACCTCAACCGGCCTGACCTCGGTAGCGATCCGATGGAAAAGATCATTCAGTTCCTGCTCGGTGAGTGCCGGAAGGACGAGAGCGTCGGCACCGACCGCGGGCGCCTCCGGTACATCATCTACCGGCGTCGGACATGGGACTACCGGACCGGGTGGGCCGAAGAGCCGTATACCGGAGCGTCGCCGCACGATGAGCACGCGCATTTCAGCGCGGACTACGACAGTGCGAAAGAGGCCGACACGCGGCCGTGGGGAATCGTCGACAAGTTTGGAGATGACGTGAGCGAAGAGGATGTTACAAACGCACTGAATAAGTTCTTTACGCGCACAGACATGCCGGATCCGGCATTGCCTGGCGCGGCGACCAGTAAGACCGGGCTTGACGTGTGGTATCACGGCATCCCGAACGGTGAGGGGCAGCAAGAGAAGGCGTATCAGGTAGTCAACCTGATGGCGCAGCGTATCGTGCAGCTTGTCTCGATGGTCAGCGAACTGGCGGGCCGAGACTTAGCCGATGAGGCAGCCATCGCGCAGGCGATCTTGGCGGGCCTGACTCCGGCCGCCATGACGGATGCGATGATCGTTGCGCTGCAGGCGATCCCCGCCGAGACCGCCAAGGAAGTTTTGGACGCTATCCGGCAAGCGCTCGCGACTGCCGCGAAGTAAGTAGCGACCCCCCTGCCGCTTCGTTACTGGAACGTTTATGTTTCTCTTAACGGCCCGCCGTCACGGTCTGTGTGCGGCGGGCCGATCTTGCGATAGAGGGGCGGTCGAGCATGCCGCAGTGGGCGCGCCTTTTTGTCCTGCTCGTCGGCATGCTCGCGTGGCTCGGCATCGTCGCCGTGTCGCTCTGGCTGCAGCAGATACCGAGCGCCGTGATCGTCGGCTTCCCTGCGGCCCTGTGGCTTGCCCTTTCGGGTGGCGATACGATCGCCCGGAAAAGGGCAAGTCCTATCCGAACGGCCGAGGTGCCGAAGGCCGACCCGACCGAAAAGGAAGGCGACCGACCATGAGCGGATTCGACCCGAAGTACGCGGCCGACGCTCTCGCGTGGCTCGTCGTGTGGTCATCGGTAGGCGTTGCCGGCCGCGTGTGGCTGGCGAGGCATGACGCCCGCCGGCCGCCGCGGGGGGATCGATGACCGGCCTCCCGGAGGATCCACCCCGCTGGCTGGCATGGGCCGGCACGCCGACCATGCGCGCGATAACGACCCTGCTCGCGCTCGTCGCGTTCATCGCCGTCGGGTGGCTCGGCATGCAACAGCAGAGCTTCATCCGATGCCTCGCCGATCAGCAGCGGGCAGACGCCGCGCGCACCGTGATCATTTCCGATGCCACGGACGCCGAGCGGCGCGCCGACGCCGCGCTCGTCAACGGTCCGCAGCCGGGGGGACCGAGCGGGCTCGAGCTACGCCGCGCGGACGTCGAGGCGCGTAGGCACACTGACGACGTCCGCGCGGCGCATCCTGCTCCGCCTGCGAGTACCTGCTAGCAGGACCCGGCGGTACCGGGCAGGGTTGCCACACCGCTCACGAACTTGTAGCCGGCGCCCCCGATGTAGATGCTCCGCGTGGTGCTGCCCGGTACCGTCCAGTTCGCGCTATAGGCCCCCGAATCGGTGTCCGGGTGCAAGGTGAACGACGAGACCAGTCCGGCCGGGGACGGGTTGACGGTCGACAGGCTCGCGATGTATCCCGCGCCCGTGCCCGGGTACAAGCCGTTCCCGAGGTCGCCGCACGGCTTGTCGTTGCTCGTGCCAGGGTGATTCACCCCGTTGTAGTAGTACTCGCCGTCGGCCTGAACGAACTTCGCCGTCGACCACGTGGATCCGCCGAACGCGGCCGGCGTGTAGCAACCGACGTACGTTCCCGCGTATTGCACCCACCATCCGGTAGACGCAGTGCCGCACCCGGTCGAGGCGTACACGATGATCAACGACTTACCCGTGCCGATATCGGCGGACAGGTCGGCGCCGAGATTGAGCGGGTTGGCAGGGTTGTCGATCCAGTTGGTGCCGCCGGTATAGCAACCATTGTCGACGCTGTTATGCCACGCGCAGACGCCGAGGTGCGGGTTGAAGTTCCCCCACACGTTCGGCTCGACGGCAACGAACGCCTCCATGGCGTTACCCGCTACGCCCGAGGTCGTTTCGTTGACGATCAAGTCCAGCAGGGAGTGGTCATAGGTGCCGCCCCCGTTGGGCGTGTTCGGCACGAATGGCTTCGAAATGAAGATGTTGGCGCCGAGCCCGCGGCTGAAATCGGTTCCGCCGTAGGTCTGCGATCCGCCGGCGTAGTAGTAACCCGCGCCATTGAACGCGGTCAGGGCCTTCGCCTTAGCCGCGTGCGCGCTACCGCCGGCACCCGGGGGGACGATGTGCCCACTCGCGTGTCCGACCGCCTCGGCGGAGGCGATCGGCATGATCGCCGTACCTCCCGTGATCCCCGCGGCGAGCAGCAGCACGACGAGTGCGGCTCTCAGCTTGCTGATCATGTTTCCCCTTCGTTCTTTCCTGCCCGCGACCGGTTGGTCGCGGGAAGTTCTGCTAGGCATTGTCGCGGTACGCGCGCGACATGATGAAGCGGCAGTTTTGGAAAGAGACTTTCGAGCGCGCGGTAAAGACTGCCGCCCAGCTCGCCGTCGCGGCCATGGGCGCCGCGACGTTCAACATCCTCGACCTCGGCGCGCTCGAGGCGCTCGGGCTCGGCGCGCTCACGGGCTTCGTGCTCTCGGTCGTCACGAGCATCGCGAGCGCGCCTCTCGGCCCGGGTGATTCGCCGTCGGTCGTCGAGACGGCCGGCAACTAGGCGAACGGATTGAAGACGCCGGCCGCCGGCGCGGGCGCCTCCTGCGGCAACGGCTCGGCGAGCGGAGACGACGCCTCGGCCGGCAACGGGCTCGTCGGCACGGGGACGGCGCCCTCGAAGCTCGTCGACACAGTCACGCCGGCCGCCTTCGCCGCGGCGATCTCGGCCTTCGTGCGCCGCGTGCGCTTCGGCTTGTCGTCGGCCGCCTCGACGGGCTCGTCGACGGGCTGAGGCGCCGGGAGTGCGCTCATGACTGCCTCGGACGTGAGGACCTCGGCACGCTGGCTCACGGCCGTGAGCGCGACGACGACCTCGGCCGGCGCGTAGTCGAGCAG